ATCTACTCTACCATTTATGTTTGCAGAAGGCATGACAAAGGTCATATAAGATACGTTATCTGAAGACCATTCAAGACCTCTAGTTAATTGATGTCCAAAAAATGGAGGATTTTCTGCAGAAAGTTCTGTAAACGAAGAAAATGGATTACATAATGTAGAAATATAGTGCACTGGAGCTCCTGATAAATACACGTTTGTAATAGTTTCAAAACCACTTCCCCATGTTTCAAATTGTTGTCTTGTGTTGAATCTCACGCGATCTGGAGCAATAAACCGTGGTTTTGGAGGAACAACAGAATAAACATTCCGTTCTACGCTAGAAGACAGTTGTTTGTAAGCAGTATCCAGAGGTCTATTAATATCAGGAACGCTAATCATTGATGTATCAAACGTATAAATATTAGATACTTCTTCTGCTCTTTGAAAAATCCAACCTTTAAATGTAAATGACAGATTTGCTATAACTCTTGCTAATTGAGAGGCATTGAGATCTGTTGGATACTCCATGTTAACATTTCCATCCCAATAAACATTGGAACGAATCTCAAAATCAGGTCTACTTGGAGTTCTCCAAGAAATAACAAAGTAAGGATTAACGTATGGAAGAATGTGAGACAAAATTTGATCCATATCCTGTTGATATCTTGTCATTATGCTTACTCCGTAAGTAACATCAATAGGAATTGGAGTTTTTTCTAACGTACTTTTGTTATTTGTAAGGGAAGATATATGATATGTTCCTAAAATTTTGTTGGATACACGATTTTCATCTCGAGCTACTCCTGCAATACTAACAGAAACAACAGGTAATTGTAAATTTTGATCTTTATTCAACAAATCGTTTAATACTCTTTGCTTTGGAGCATACACAACCCTTGTTTTAATTTCATCTCTGGCTTCCTTATGAACATTCAAACGCTTGACAGTAATATCACTAAAAGCGTTAATGAACATATTGCTCATTGTCTGAACTTCAAAATCGTACGTGTATAGATTCATCTCTTCTTCTATTTAATGAAAAAAGCCCGGATTTTGGTCCGGGCTTTTCAATTTAGTTAGGTATAATTAGTAATCTCCAGAAGAACCTCTGAATGGGTTGCTGGATCTATCAAAGTATGGATTAATGAGTTTGTCAAAGTTGGAAAGCTCAGGACCATCTTCATCGTCTATTTCTAAAGCAGGAACATCTTCCTCTTCTCCTACTTCTCTTTCTTTAGCTGTTTCTGTCAATCCTCCGGCATCCATTAGAGCCAAAGCTTTGCTAGTTCCTATTTTCTTGATAACTGCTTCCCAAGACATTTCTTCATTGTCTGGAAGTTTGCTGAACGCTTTTTGTAAATCTGGATCATCAGAATTAAGATCTGCAGCTTTGGCATAAACCATGTCTACTTCTGCAGGAGCTTCCTCTTTTGGAGCTTTTTCTTTTGGAGCTTCTTCTACATCTGAAGATTTCTTCCAAGTGCTTGGAGCAGTAGGGGCGTCTTCAAGAGCTTTATTCAAAGCAGCTTTGAATTCCTTTTGTGTTACGTCTTGTTTGAGTTCTTTTCCTGTTTCTGTAGTATATTTGACTTTTCCAAGCAGCTCTTCGTTTGCTAAACGATCAGCCAAGAATTGCACAGCCCACTTACCCCCTTCTTTGAAGACTGGATGGTCTTTTGCAGTCTGAACAATAGCTGATTTAATCAGTTCTTTGAGCTGGTTCTTGTCATCAGCCATAGGAGTATATGTGTTATCTCTTTCTGTGAAGACGTTGTTGATAATAGCTCTAATAATTTTTTGTCTATCTTCAGGACTCAATTTCTGAAGAGGACCCCAGTGCTGAGATTTGCCAGGAAGATCGTGTAATTTTGTAGCTACAGCTTTAGTCATTTCTCCAGGACCAAAATCATCCATCATGGAAGCTGGCATCATTTCTGCTAACATTGACTCTAATAGAGCATCAAATTCTTTTGTCATAACGTTATTTATTGAATATACTTAAAAATTCTGCTACGTTTACACCTGGAGGAATGTATTGACGGACCGTGTTTTTATCATTGTCTCTGATTGCTTGTCTTAAAATTGTAGCGGATACTTCCTTTCCTCCAGTTTTAAGAGCTTCAATAATAGGAGGAACGCCTACTTTAAGACCTGGTCTGAGTTTTTCTGGATTTGCTCCAAAATATTTTACTAAACGCTCAGCTCTTAGAGCATCATCTCCTTTGTCGGAAGCTCCAATTGCAAAAGTAAGACCAGCATATTCTTCTGCTCGGGGATCTTTTTCAACAAAATCAAATGCAGCCACCATTGGATTATCAAACTTGGTATCTTCCAAAGTTACTTTTTGTAAGTTGTTGATTCCATATAAATTAAAAACAGCTAAGGAATGGTCTCTTGTAATTCCTTCTCTTTCTTTTGGTCCAACTAATACAATAACTTTGCTGACTAAAGGATTATTATTGTAACTATTGATTAAATGCATATGTCCTTTTGTTGGAGGTTTGTATCCTCCTGGCAAAAGAATTACCATTTTTTCTTGTTGTTCTAAAAAGAATTGCCTAAAACTTTTCATTTAAATTTTTCTCCTTTTGATGTTGCAAAGTTGGCTTTAGAAAACTCAAGTCTGTCAACAAACTTAACCATGTTTCCGTGATGATCTACTGCTACATAACCTTCTGGAGCAGTTACTTTAAGGGTTCCATCTGGTTGGCTAATGAATTGTTTTGTTTTAATTGCTGAATTATACTTTGCAATGAACATCTTCTTAGCCTCTTCCAACTTTGTTGTAAGTTTAAACAGATTAACTACATTTAATCTTGAAGATTCAAGATTGGTTAAAAAATTATCAAGAGCTTCTTGTTTTTTAATTCTGCCCTTTTCTGTTTTCATCTTCTCAATTGCTCCTTGGCCTTTACTCATAACCCAATTTACAAATTGCTCATATTCTTCAACAGGATCTTCTACAAATCTTCCTTGACGAATTAGATTGTTTATAAATGTGTTTAAATAGCCATAAACGGTCTCATCAATTTGGTCCCATTTAATTTTATTACCAAGAGATTCAGCAGTTCTCAAAAGAGTTTCTAATTTCTTTGACTCTCCAAGAGTAAATGAAGCTGATCCGGATACGTCTTTAAACTTTGCATCATCTACAAACACATCTGATGTTCTATTAAATTCTGTTACGTTTACATCAGAGCTTTTAGATAAATTTTTCAAATCTGATCCTGAGTATCTTGTATGGAATATAATTCCTATTTTGGATTGAAGAACTCTTTGACCAAGAGGAGTGTGAGCAGGCACTGCATACGTTATCGTATTAGGCTTGAATGTTATTAAATCTTCTCCGTCAATGTTTTGTTGCTGAAGATCTTCTTGATCAAACAAAAAATCTCCTTGGTATACTCCGTCTCTGATGACAGCCGGCAGATACTTTAAGGCAAGCTTGAGCTTTTTTGCTAAACCTGGAGCATGACCATGATTTTTGTCTACATCTAAATCATTGTAGTTAATTTTAGGGTTTATGTTGCCAATGCTTTTTGTTGATACAAAGAATTGCTTGTTCTCTGGATTAATTCCAACAATGCAAGCAGGAGCTCCATCAATTTTAACAGAAACAAACGTTTTTGAATCTGCTTTGCCTTTAAAAGTTTGATACAACTCATTTAAAAAGCTGAGAGCTGTCGTCAAACCTTCTTTTTTAGAAGTAAGAATAAGTTCTTCAAGATGAGTGAGATGTTGTATTACTCCCCCTTCAACGTTCTCGGAAATAAAATATGGAGAAGCTTCTTTATAGAAGCTCCTAAACGAAGTTTCAAGCATAAGAGTATTTATCTCTTATGAAAGATTTTAATACCAACTAGGTTTAGTACGTTTAGTCCAGGTAGCAAAGTTTTTGTCCATTTTGATGTATAGATGATACTTTTCGTATACAGACAGCTTATCAAAGTTTTCTACTTGTTTACACTTTGACTCAGGATTGATGGCTACAGCAAATGGTGTAAGGCTAGTGCCTTTGCAATGAACAACTTTATCAATATTGTCTTTGCACCATTGAATAAACGTCTTAGTGAAATGAGCTGGAGAAGACGGCCAACGAAAGTCTCGTTCACTAAACATTTCTAGAGCATGCTCAACAAGCCATTCAAAGTTAGCTTTGGATTCTTGTACCCAAATTGAGCAAGGATGGAGGGCATACCCTTTGCCAGCTTTGCGAGACTTTCCTGTTTTGGTTTTGGGAGCATCTTCAAGAACTTTGTTATCAAAGCAATGTTGAAGCATAATAGCAGATTCAATCTGCATTTTGGAACGACAGTGTTGGTCACACAATTCTTGCGCAGCAACAATTGGATCTGGATTAGTTACAAAAATATTCACGAGCTAATAATATAGCTCATAAAAGGACAAATAAACTTTAAATTAACTAAAAAACAAACCATGAAAATTTACTCCCAATGCTGCTCCATTAGCTTTAACATTGGCTAGAATTTTTTTTGGATCCATTTTTTCTACCTGAGACTCAAAAGGAATTTGTTTAAAATCTATTAATCCTTCAGCAGTTATATCTACCATATAACCTCCATATCCTGGTTTCCCAGCAATTTTTCTTTTAAAAATTTTCATTAACATTTTTGCTGCACCTTCCATTCCTTGAGCAGAAGTAAAATCTCCAGGATTATTTCCTAAATTTAAGAATTTTTTTACTTGATCAACTT